AGATAGAACAATCAAAGATCGAACAATATCAAAAGAAATTAATGAATACAAAGATGGAAGTTATGTTCGAGGCCGCCCGTAAATTTGCGAAAGAAGTTGTTGTTGGTTGGAAAGATATTTTAGATCCAAATGACGAACAAATACCTTTTACTGATGAGGCTTTTGATCAATTACTTGAAAAGCCATTAGTAGGAATAGAAATCGCAAAAACTTATATCGATTCAGTAACAGGAGAGAAAACAAAAAACTAACAGGGGCGGTTGATTATATTTTTAAAAATAACAAAGAGAAAGAAGGGGATTTAGAGGCAGCGGCAAAAGCTTTCGGCGTGATATTGCCAAAGAAGACGGAAGATGATTTTTACTTATGGCCTGAACATTTAAATGCGTTTGATTTATTTATGCGATGTCAAACACAATGGCGAATTAGTGCATTAGGTCAAGTAACAGGTTTTTACTACGACTCAGTATTAGCCATAGCGAAACTATACGAGTATGATGATCTCAAGTCGGTTATAGAAGATCTGCAAATTATGGAGATCAAAGCGATTGAAATTTTGAATAAGGATAAGAAATAATGGCGGCTAAGTTTGACATGATAATTGCCGCGAAAACGACGGGGCAGGCTGCAATAAAAAGAATGGGTAACTCCATGCAGGGGTTACAGGGAAGATTGAAAAATGTACGAATGGCAGCGTTAAGCGTCAACACGGCGTTTAAGGCAATGGCCTTGATATTAACGGCGGGGGCATTTAGTCGAGTTGTTACAGGTGCAATCAATCAGGCTGACGCATTCGGGAAACTAAGCAGGCAAACAGGAATTGCAGCCGATAGTTTGCAGGCATACGTCAACGCTGGAAAATTAGCGGGGGTTGAACAATCAACAATCGAAAAGGGTTTAAGGCGTTTAGCTCAATCACAAAGAGAAGCGGATCAAGGAATTAAAACGTATTCAGAAAGCTATGAAGCATTGGGAATAAGCGTTAGGGATTCAGACGGAAATTTAAAAAGTTCTGAGGTTCTCTTAGGTGATATTGCTGAACGTTTTTCAGATATGCCAAATGGGGCAACGAAGGCGGCGTTGGCGATGGAAATATTTGGTCGATCAGGGGCGCAATTAATCCCTTTATTAAATGCAGGTCGAGAAGAATTAGAAAAGTGGAACTATGAAACGAGCGAAGGTTTTGCGGCAAATGCGGAATATTTCAACGATCAATTGACAATGTTAAGTTTTGGATTTGATGGGTTTAGGAAACAATTAGCAGACGCATTATTACCAGCCTTAAATTCAGTATTAGAAGTTTTTAGAAAGCTTTTTGAAAGTGGTAATGATTGGGAAGGTTTTTTTAAGGTCGTTGGTTTTGGCTTTAGGTCTATTGCCTTTGCAGTGATGTCAACAATTGTTGCAGTAGAAGAATTAATTCATTTGATCGGAGCGATTGGCAAAAGAGCACAAAAGATGTTCGGAATGGATACTGAAGGAATGAATGAATCAGCAGAAAAATATAGAGAAGGCGTTTTAGAAAGATTCAAAAGAAATCAAGAAGCCTTTAAAGCTATTACAACAGGACAATCAGAGGCGGGTGATGCTTATGGTTTTAATAAAGGGACAAAAGACGCGAATTTATTAGAGACGCAATTAGCGAAAACTTTTGGCGCTCAAATGAAATTAAAAATAACAAACTTTAGAGATTCAATTAAAACTGTCGGTGAAGCGATGTCAGATGTAGTTATTAAAGGAGTGAAAGGGATGGAAGATGCATTAGTTGATTTTGTAATGACTGGACAATTGGAATTTAGAAAATTAGCAAATAGCATTATTAGAGATATGATTCGCATCGCAATACAACAGACAATTACAGCACCTTTTAGTAATTGGTTTGGAAGTTTATTTAGCGGTGGTAATACCACCCCAGTCCCAAGACCTCCACAGATGGCTAGAGCAATGGGCGGCCCAGTTAGTGCTGGTAGAAGTTATTTAGTAGGTGAGCGTGGTCCTGAATTATTACGTCTTGGTAGCAAGGGCGGGCATGTAACCCCAAACAATCAATTAGGTAATACTTCTGTTGTTGTTAACGTAGATGCAAAAGGACAATCACAAGTACAAGGAGATCAAGGACAGGCGGCGGCTTTAGGTCGTGCAATATCAGCAGCAGTTAAACAAGAATTAGTAAAACAAAAACGACCTGGGGGCGTACTTAGCGCTGCTTAATTATGGCTACTTTTCCTACCTCACCCGCTGCAAGTTACGGGATTTCTAAAACATCAAGACCCAACCTTAAACGGGTTAAATTCGCTGATGGTTATGAAGCCAGAATTAGTTTTGGGATGAATCAAAACGCTAAGACATGGAACCCTACTTGGGAAAACATAACTGAAGCGGAGTCAGACACAATTGAAACGTTCCTTGATGCAAGAGCTTCAGACGCAGATTGCTTTACTTGGACCCCACCAAACGAATCAAGTTCTGGTGAATATATTTGCCTTGATTGGACTAAACAAATCAATATCGCAGGTTACGCAACTATTACAGCGACATTTGAAGAGGTATTTGAACCCTAATGGCTGTTCCTGTTAGTGAGCTACAAAATGCGAATCCAAGTTCAATTATTGAGCTTTTTATTCTTGAATTAAGTTCGACCATTCACGGGGCTAGTACTGTTTATCGTTTTCATGCTGGTACAAATCAAAATGCAAATGGGAATATTATTTTTGACGGTCAGACTTATACGGCTCTTCCTGTTGAAGCTGATGGTTTTGATTACGGAAAGCAATTGCCAAGACCAACTCTTAGGGTTAGCAACATTTTAGGAACATTCACGACGATTCTTTTAACTCTATCAATGGGGTTAGAGGGTGCAAAAGTAACAAGAAGAAGAACACTTTTAAGGTATTTAGATGCTGCTAATTTTCCTAGTAGCAATAGTCCTTACACCCCTGATACGTCTGCTTTATTTCCAGATGAGATTTATGTGATTGATCGTAAGTCATCAGAAACAAGAGAGATTGTTGAATTTGAACTAGCTGCAAAAATAGATGTGATGGGTGTTCGTTTACCTAAAAGACAAGTATTGCCTGACGAGTTCCCTGGTATTGGGTCGTTTTATTCATGACTTGGAAAGATAAAGCTTTAAATCATGCAAAGGGTGAAGATCCGTTTGAATCTTGTGGTTTATTAGTTGTTGTTAAAGGGAAAGAAACTTATTTTGCTTGTAAAAATATTGCAGAAGATCCAAAAGATATGTTTATTATTGACCCAGAAGATTGGGCAAAGGCAGAAGACACAGGAGAAGTAACAGCGGTTATTCATAGTCATCCAGTAACATCCCCAGAACTATCGATGGCCGATAAAGTTGCTTGTGAAAAAACTAAACTTAAATGGTATGTAGTTCAGCCAAATTTAGAACAATGGGTTGAGTATGAACCTTGCGGGTATAAAGCGCCTTTAATAGGTCGTAAATGGGTATGGGGCGTTAATGATTGTTGGTCCTTGTGCCGTGATTACTACAAAGAACATCTAGGGATTACTTTAAGAGACTGGGATAGACCAACAAGTTCAGAAGCTTTTATTTTAAATCCAATGTTTGAGCGTTCGTTTATTGCAACAGGATTTAGAGAATTAAGACCTGATGAGGAATTAAAAAAGAATGATTTATTATTAATGAGTATGCGTTCCCCTGGTTTAAACCATATCGGTTTATATCTTGGCGATCAGTTGCTATTACATCATTTGCAAAATCGTTTATCTAGTCGCGATTTATTAGATGAATGGCTACTAAAATGCACAGGTAAGAGGATTCGTTATGACTTTGCGTAAGATAAAACTATACGGCGAATTAGCAAAGTTTGTAGGTGAGCGTGTATTAGAAGCGGAAGTATCAAATATGGCTCAGGTAATGAAATTCTTGTGCGTAAATTTTAAAGGAATAGAAAAACACATGTATGACCAGCACTATAAAGTTTCTGCTGGAAGTTGGGAGTTATCAGAAGAAGAGTTGCACTATCCAACTGGGCAGAGTGATATTTCTATTGTTCCTGTAGTCGCTGGTGCAGGTGGAAACGTTGGAAGAATCATTTTAGGCGCTGCATTAATAACATTGGCTTTTACTACGGGTGGTGCATCTTTAGCAGGTTTATCAAGTGGGACGGCTTTTGCTAGTGCGGCGGGTTGGGCTTCTACTGCGGCTTCAGTTGGTGCGTCTTTGGTACTAAGTGGCATTAGCGGATTATTGACACCTGTTCCTTCTGTACCTAATTCGGAACAAGACCCGAGGCGAAGTTTTAGTTTTAGCGGAATACAAAACACAAGTCGTGCGGGCGTTGCTGTTCCTATCGTCTATGGTTCAGAAGTCTTAGTTGGTTCTGTCGTTATTTCGGCGGCAATTGATACACAACAAATTGAGGTAGAAGCATGACAAATTTAGTTATTGGTTCGGGTGGTGGTGGTAAAGGCGGTGGTGGAGGTGGCTCAACTTCCACAGCAAAAGATAACCTTGAATCTAAACAATTTGGTCGTGTTCTTGATCTTCTTTCAGAAGGTGAAATTGGTGGGTTAGTAGACGGTGCAAAATCAATATTTTTAAATGACACACCTCTACAAAATGCAAACGGTACTTTTAACTTTAAAGATGTTTCGTATGCAGAAAGAACAGGAACGTCTTCTCAAACAGTTATACCTCTAACTGAAAATACAGCACAGGTGCAAAATACAGGTTTAGGTACGATTGTTAAAAATACACCAGGAGTTAAACAATTAACTAATTCAAATATTGATGCAGTCAAAGTAACAATATCTGTACCACAATTACAAAAAATTACTGATGATGGTGATATTGAAGGTAGTGAGATCGATTTAGAAATTGCTGTTCAATATTTAGGGGGAAGTTATCAAACTAAAGTATCTGGTGATAATGGAAAAATAAAAGGTAGAACAGGTGATTTGTATCAACGAGAATATGTATTAAAATTAGACGGTGCTTTTCCTGTCAATATTAAAGTTACAAGAATTACAGATGATTCAACAAACCCAAAACTAGTTAATGCGTTTCAATGGAATACTTACACAGAGATTATTTATGATTCAAGAGCTTATCCAAATTCAGCATTAGTTGGTTTAAGACTTGATGCAGAACAGTTTTCAAGTATTCCCAAGAGAACATATTTAGTTAAAGGAATTAAAGTTAAAGTTCCTCATAATGCAACTGTTAGAGCTGACGGAAGTCTTGCTTATTCAGGAACATTTAATGGAACATTAGGGGCAGCGGTAGTAACAAACGATCCAGCTTGGATTTTATTCGATTTGTTAACAACTTACAGATATGGTTTGGGTGTTGATACAACGAATGGAACAGGTTCAACTAATACAGGTTACTTAGCAGAAGCAGACTTAGATAAGTTCTCTTTTTATGCCGCTAGTGTTTACGCTAGTGCTTTAATTAGTAATGGAGCTGGAGGAACTGAACCTCGTTTTGCCTGCAATGTAAATATACAAACAGCTCAAGAGGCTTACACAGTAATTAATCAATTATGTTCCGTATTTAGAGCTCAAGCTTATTGGCAAGCGGGTTCAGTCGCATTAACACAAGATGCCCCACAAGATACAAGTTATTTATTTAGTATTGCAAATGTTTTAGAGCCAGGTTTTAATTATCAAACAAGTAGTCAAAAGAATAGAGCTACTGTTGCTGTTGTTAAATACTTTGATAATGAACTAAGAGATTACAACTATGAAGAAGTAAAAGACAATACTAATATTGCTAGATATGGGTCAATTGTTAGAAACATTGATGCTTTTGCTTGTACGAGTAGAGCGCAAGCTCAAAGATTAGGTAAATGGCTTTTATATACAGAAAACAATGAACGTGAGACGTGTTCCTTTGTTGCTTCTATAGATGCAGGTGTTGTTTGTAGGCCAGGTCAAGTAATAGAAATAGCTGATGAAATGAGGGCAGGTTCTAGGAAATCAGGAAGGATAAAAAGTGCAACAACTACAGCTATCACAGTCGATGATGCAACAGGTTTAGTAACTTCTAATAGTCCTACTCTTTCAGCTATCCTTTCAGATGGTTCAGTTGAAACTAAACCTATAAGCAGTATTTCATCAGGTGTTGTTAATTTATCTTCTGGTTTTTCTTCTGCGCCTAATGCCAATACATTATGGGTGTATCAAAATTCAAGCATACAAACTTCAACATGGCGGGTTGTCTCAGTAGAGGAACAAGATGGTATTAATTATGGTGTAACTGCTGTTTCTTATAACTCCTCTAAATATGCAAATATTGAAAGTGGAATATCATTAACGACAAGGAATGTTACGAACTTGAATGTAGCTCCTGCTGCTCCTGCTGCTGTTGAAGGAATTGATAGTGACGGTAATGCTCACACTTATCCGGCGATAGATACAACTGAATTGATTTATGAAAATTTAGGTAGTGCAAGAGTCAAAATAATAGTTTCTTGGATTAATAACACTGCTAATGCTTATGTTCGTTTTAGATATAACAACAATGATTGGCAATCAAGAATCGCAGAAAAGACTAAGCAAATTGAGATATTAGATGTTGTTGCTGGAACGTATGAAATAGAGGTTTATAGCGTTAGTGCATCAGGTTTAAGATCAGTAAATCCAGCCACTAAAACACATACAGCGATAGGAAAAACAGCACCTCCAACAGATGTTACGGGTGTCACTTTGACTCCTATAAATCAAGAAAGAGGACTCCTCCAGTGGGATCAAAGTACTGAAAAAGATGTATTAATTGGTGGAAAAGTTTTAATCGCACAATCGACAAACGGATCTGCTAGATGGGCTGATGCAACAATTGTTTTAGAACAAGATGGAAACACTACTAGCGGGGAAGTGCCTTTATTACCTGGATTAAATGCGTACTTGATTAAATTT